GTTCACCCGTTTGTCTAAATGCCAGTTGTTAACCGCCGTCTCACTCATCGGACAAAACCCTTAGCACTTCCACAACCTACAGGCGAAAACATCACATTTGCGTTACATTGACGCATTATTAGCGCTTAGACGCCCGTCTGCCACACACGAAACGAGGTGCCGTCATACGAGACCTGATAGAGCGTATTGGCCTTGAGGTCGGCGGCACCCAGCGCCGTGGAGCCGTCGCGCTTCACCACGTTCTTCACGCCGAGGCCGTTGACGTTGAGCGTCACTGCCCCGGTGTTGTCCGATGCCTGCTTGTAGAAGGCGAGCGTAAGCCCCGCGTAGAGGCTGGCCGGCGCCGGGCTATACGTGAGCGTCAGCGCGTCTGCCGTGCCTGCCGCCGTCACGGTGGGCGAAAGAAACTGCCACCACGTTCTGATTGCCGCCATCATCTCGCGGCCGGTGTTGTTCACGTCCGCAACCGCCATGCCTTCGGGCCAGCCATCCGGCGGAGTGCTGTTGTTGCTGGCGGCGGTGCTTGACCAGGAGGAGATTTGAGACATGAGTGATTACTCCAGGGCGCGCAAAGCGTGGCCGATAGCCGGCGGCTTTTTCTTGGCCGGATTGGCCTTGGCGCCGTTTGGGATCGGCGGCGGGATGATCTTAGGGGCTGTGGTGTTCATGGGCGCGGCAGTGGCGGCTGATACGGTTGCCAGCCTGTTTCGTTGGGCGCGCCAGGCAACAGCCCGGAAAGCACTCCAACGCCACCCCGCGCCCCTGCGGTTAAAAGGCCCGCCATCGCAGGATTCATGATCCTGATGCTTTCCATCATCGCGCCGTTCATCGCAGGCCCCGCCGCGTAGTTCGTGGCCGTGCGTAGCGCCGCATTGGAGGCGGAACGGGTTTCGATGGCATCGGCCAGCCGGTTGCCCCAATTCGCCCACGTGGACGGGCTGAGAAGCCGCAGAGGCGCCGCCACGGTGCGGGCGGCAGGAGACGCCACCGCGCCAATCTGCCCCACGTCCGTGGCCGTCTGCGAACCCATGGCCGGGATGCGGGATGCAATTTCCATCGCACGCATTGTTTCTGCGAATTGCTGATAAGCCGGCGTGTTCCGCCCCCCCAGCGCCGCAGCCACGGCGTTCCGCTTGGTTTCAGTGCTGAATAGTTCAGCGTAAATTTTGCCCGCCACGTTGCCGGTGTCGCCGCTGGCAAGGGTGCGCTGTGCTTGGTCCGCGACGTTGCGGACGTAGGCCGCGAATGCCTCTTCAAACTGCGCGCCACGCCCTGCTGCTGCGAATGCGGCGCGGCTTTCAGCTATAGCCGCCGGAGAGGTGCGGCCGGGGTCAAACAACTTGCCCAGCACAGTCGGGGCCGGGGCATCCGGGCCAACGTTCGCCACGTCGCCAAGAACGCCTTCGCGCAGCCGCGCCGATGCCTGCATGCCGGGCTGTGCAACCGCCTTGCCTTGGGCGTAAGTGGGATAAAGGTCCTCCATGGCAGAGACCAGCCGCTTGCGGACGTCATCGATACCGCTCCGGCTTGCTCGTGCGGCAGGCATCACGGCGGAACCGGCAGCGTCATACTCGGCGTCAAGTTGCTTTTTGACCAAATCAAGCAGCTGGAAATTCGGAACATCGGGGGCCGGCTTGCCGAATTTGTTGGCGTATGTCTGCGATGCCTCCCGAAGCGCCGATTTGAACGCAGGGGCATCGGCAATCTGCGCCAGTTCAGGTGTCCACGTCTGTGCGCCACTCTCAGCCTGCCGATAAAACGGGGTTGCCGCCGCATTGCCCGCCGCGCGTGGCGCCTCAATCACGGGTTCCGCCGCCTCCCGCACCGCCCGCGCCGTCTGGTCTACCCCTTGGTTCGGCGCAATCCTCGACGCCGCCCGCTCCGCCGCCGCCGGCACCTCGTCCATGTTAATCCGCCGCACCGCCTCCCGCATCGGATCTGCCGTGTTGGCGTTGCGCATCATCTGCCGGTCGGCGTGCAACAGGCTTCCCCGGTTCGTCACCGGCCCCTGCATGGCCGTGATCCCCTCGCGCTGGAGTAGCGCCGCGTTGGCCCGCGCTTGCGCCACGTTGGCGGGGTCGCGAAACCATTGCTTGTCGGCTGCCGCCAAGCCTGCCGGAGCACGGTTGTAAAGCGCCTCCAAGCCGCGCCCGGCTGCCTGCCCAATGCCGCCAAGCGCCGCCTGCCCGGCGACGTTCAGCCAATCAATATTGGTGGGGTCGCCTGCGTTGATGGCTTGGCCCAGCGATTGCCGGAACACGTCCCCTGCCCCGCTCGCCGCCGTCGCCGCTGTTACCGATCCCGGCGCACCCATGCGCGAGGTCGCCAACCCCGCCGCCATTCCTGCCACCGCCGGGATCGCCGGCCCGACGCTGCCCGCCATGTAGGAGCCAACGCGCCCCAGCGCATCCGCCGGGCCCTTGGCGCCGACAACGGACGGCTCCACCCTGTAAAACAGGTTCGGGTTGCGTTCGTCGGAATAGACGATATCCCCGTCTGCAATGGCGAACCGCTCGGCCGGAATGCCCATGGCCTTTGCAAAAACGGGGATGCGGTCTTTCAGGTTCGGGAATAGCGAGGCGTTGGCGATGGTGCGGGCCGGCGCCGCGCGTGCGCGGTCGTCCATGATGCCGGAGGTTAGGACAGGTTCAATCTCGCGCGGGCCAGGTGCAAGTGGCGCTGCTTCCCACCAGTTGCCCGGCGCGACGGCTGCCGGAGACGGCGGGGGCTGGGCACCGACAAGGGGCGCGGCTTCCCACCAATTGGTTTGCGCGCCGCTCATGGCTTTACCCGCACAGAACCGTCAGGGGCGATGAACTGCGTTCCGCTTGGTAATGCCTGATACTGCTGCGGCGACATGATCCTTGCGGGCGCCGCAGGATTAGGGGGAGGCTCCGCTTGCAAGCCGGGGCGCGCGGGGGTCGCCATGCCGGCCGCCGCCGGGCGCCACTCCGATCCGGCGAAAAGCGGGTTAGCGTTCACGTAACGCTTCCATTCCTGTTGCCACCGATCGAACGTCTTGCCGTCAGCGCGCGCCGCGTTCCACGACTGCGCAGCTTCAACCGACCGTTCGGCGATCTTCTGCCGCGCCTCCAACGCAAGCCCAATTGTCTCAGGCCGGCGGGAAAGGTTCGCCTCCATCTGCTTCACGAATTCCATGTCGGCGTTCGAGAAGTTTGCCGCAGGCACACCGCCCTCGCCGCCGATGTTCGCGGCCGTCAACTTAGCCGCAAGCATCTGGAACATTTCGTTTGATGTGGCGCTTTTCGGCAGCCCCATTCGTTCCAGCGATTCCGGCGACATACCCACCGCCTGCGCAAAGCCGGTAATCGTCGTAAGTGCCGGCCCGAGCCGCCCCGCCGTGATTTGCGGCAACAGTTCTTGCATGCGGGAAAGCGTCATCTGCGTAGCCGTGGCCTTGTCCGCGTCTTGCAGCACCTTCAACGCCTGATCGGCCAAACCCTTGCCGTAATTCTTCTCAAACTCACTTTCGGCCGCAGGCAGCCGCATATCCACGCGCGTAGCGCTAGCCGCACGAATGCGCCGCTGCTGGGCCTCTTCCTCCGGGTCCATGATGCGCGGCACCCGCATCAAGGGGCGAGGCTGGCCGCTGCTCACGTCCACGATGGTCCCGTTGACTTCCATCAGGTTGTCTTTCGGGTTCGTCTTGCGCGTCATCAACTTCGCCACGGTCTGCGCCTGCATGTCGGACGGCAGGGCACCGATCACGCCGCGCATGTTCTCAGGGATAGACGCCCGCAACGCCGCAGCCGAAGGCGACAGCTTTGCCAAGTCCGCATCGGGAGCCAACGCCTGCCCGAACGCTTGCATCGCCTGCAAATCGCGCTGCGCCTTGGCCGTCATCATGCCGCGCTGCTGCCCCTGCCCGAACGCCCCGAAGGCATCGCCCAGCGTCGGCCCCGGCTGCCCTACAGGGCGCGGCGCGCCTGCCTGTAGCAACCCGGCGCCCATCGCGTTGAGCCCGCCGAGGAGGCCCGCAAGCTGCATCCCCTGCGGGGTGCTGGGGTCGAATCGATCAAACCACGACATGCGCGCCTCCTACCGGAACAGGCTAAGCAAGCCGGGCATTCCCTGCCCCAACGCACCCAGCGCCCCAAGCCCCGCAATGCCGGTGCCGATGCCCTGCATCATGGGGTTCACTGTGTAGGGCTGCTGCGAAGTCTGCGCCCCGCCATACGACCGATTGCCCACGATGTTCATGTAGTTGTTTAGGGCCTGCTGCTGGGCGTTCTGCGCGAAGTTCCAACGGTTCATGGCGTCTGCAATAAACTCGCGGCCCCGGCCTTCCTGCGCCTGGCCCACGCCCATCATCGCCTGCGGGGCACTGTAGTCTTGGCCCGCAGCCATCTGGTTCGCCCGCTCGGCGCCGTAGTTCTGGAACGCCAGCGAGCCCGCCTTGTCCGCCATGGCCGAGGCGTAGGCATTGGCATGCGCGCCGCTGCCCAGTCGGCCGGTTGCCGCAAACGTGCTGTCAATGTTCGGCCGGATTGCGCGGCCAATCTGGTCGACCATGCCGGAAAAGTAGGGGTTGCCAGCACTCAGGAACCCGCCGCCGGCCGTGTAGTTGCGCAGCGTGTTGGACAGGCCGGCGCTATCCATCGCCGCGCCCTGCCCCGTTGCCGTGGCCGCGCTTTGATCCACCACCGTCTGGCCGGGGTAATAGGTCTGCGGCCCCTGATCCAACAGCCCGCCGGCTTGCTGGAAGCCGCGCTCCAGATAAGGCTGCTGCACGCTCCAAGGCGCCGTATTCGTGGCAACGGTGGAAGTGCGTTCTTCCTGCGACATGGTTAAATCTCCGCAACCCAGAAGTCAGACACGTGCTTGAGTTCCGGCGGAAGCACCCCGCTTCTAGACCAGCCGCGCCGCCCCATGAAGCAGACGGTTTCGCAGCCCCATTCTTTACCAAATTCCACTAGATGCGGCCAGAAATGTTGCACCGCATCCAACGTCCCGCCGCTCTCCTGAATCCACAACGCGCGGGTCGCCGGATACTGAGCAATGCGGGTTACGCACACGGCCCGGATTGGCCCGCCCTCGCTGGCAATCCACAACTGCCGATGCCCGCGCGCCACCTCCGCGCGAACGTCTTCCGTCCGCATGTGCCCCGCGCTATGGGCTAGCGCCGAGGCGATGAACGGCCCCACCATCGGCCACACGCGGTCAACGTGCTGGGCTGGAACCTGTGCCACGTTCATCCCACGATCACATAGCGAAACGTGCGGTCGGTCGTCGCCGCGTTGCTGTGCGTCAACGTCCACGCAAGGTTGTTGCGGTTAGCCGCCAGCACATACGGCACATCCGCCGCCGCGTTCGCCGTCATGGGGTCGAACGCCACAAAGCTGCCCACCGTCAAGCGCCGGTCAGATAGCGTCGTTGTCGTCGTGTTGGCGGTTAGGGTAATTTCACCAACATTGTTGGTTTTCCCCTGAAACAGCAGCCGCACGCCGCGCGCCACGTCCACAAGGTGGCGCACCAGTGACGACACATCGTTGCCGTTCGGGCGTTCGGCTGGGGGGAGGTAGCTCACCGCCGCCCCTCCTGCCGCACGGTCACATCCGCGCCTTGAAGATACGTCCACTGAGCGCCGGCAGGGATGTTCACGCGGGCGCGGGCGTAGCGCGTGGCGATCCGGGCCGGGGCCGTGTAGTCGGCGCCGCGCGTGCGGGCAGTGGTGTAGGCCAGCGCATCGGCGAACCGCGTGCGGTGGCCCACCTGTGCCGTCAACGTGCCCGCGTCGGTCAGGGGGCGGATACCAGACACATACACCCGCTGGCCCTGCGCATCCGTCTCGCCGGTTTCAATGCGCGCGGCCAGGTTGGCGCCCGTAAAATATACCAGGCGATAGGACGTATCGAACCCGCCGAGGATCGGGGCGCCGCCGTTCAACGTAGGGCTTTCCAGCAGGAAGCCAACGCTATCCGGAGAAACGCCAAACGTCACATCGAACGAGTCCACGCCGATAAAGTTGGTTAGCGCCGTGAACAGCCCCGACACGGCAATGCCGCTGTCGTCTGCCGCGCTCCATCGATCCGTGGCGTAGGAGTAGATCAACCATCGATTCGGATCGCCCCATGTGGCGCTGGGCGTTGGGTATGCCCACACCAGCACCTTGCGCAAGGGATCGTGCGCCACGTAGACGCGGTGCAAGTATTCTTGGGAAACATCCGCCCAGAACGTGGCACTTACCCGCCCCTGCCCAATCGGCGTTACGTTCTGGCCGTCGAACCGCTGAAACCCGTCCTCGCTGATGAAGTAGGCCACGCCGTTGACGCTGATGGCGCCGTTCGGGCACACGCTGCCCACCCCGCGCGCCACCTCGCGGAAAGCGAACACCGCCGGAGCGCCCACGTATTCGATGCGGTAGATCGCCCGTTCGGCCAGCACGGCACCGGCCGCGCCACCCACGGCGCTAAGCAGGCCCATGATCCGCCCGCCGTTCGGGAGTTCCTGTTCATCCGCCTGCTTGCTCGCCGCGTCGCTGGAGCCGACGGTTGGCCAGTCCGTGGCGTCGTTGATCGCGCTCCACCGCAGGCTGGAAGGCTTTTCGCCCGCGCTGTCGTTGAGGTGGCCGAGCATCAGGAAGCCCGGCTCTATCGTGGCGATGTGCGCGCCACTCGGCGCTGCAGCAATTCGCGCGAACGCCGCCGTTGCGCCCGTGGGATGCGTCCACAACCCGCCCGACCAGTGGGAAGCGTAGACGTAATCCCCAAACTGCGTGAACCGCCACGGGTAATACAGCGTCGCTACACCTATGTCCGTGGCCGTGGTCATCTGGGAGAACGCGAAACCGCGATACACGGCGAGGTCGCGGGAGTTCTCTTGTCCCACGTAGAGAACCACAGTCCCAGCGCCGTTGCGGGCCTGGAACGCGCCAGCCGGGCGGGTCAGAGGATTGGACCACGTAACCGCCGCTCTCAACGGCCCCACCGATCCATCCGGCTTGAAATACACGTTGTTGGCGATGGTGCTGTGCGTGCCGAGATACGCGGGGAGGTCGGGGCGGTAGTCGCCAACGGGGAGGATGGTCAACCGAACAGCCCCCCCATACCACCACCCAGCCCGCCAAACCCGCCGCCACCCCAACCACCGCCGCCCGACAGGTCGCCGGGGTTTTGCATGTCGGCAACGTCAACGGCGCCCATCGGGGCCATTCCCGCAGTTGGCCCCATCGCCGCCGCGATATCCGCCCACCCGCCGAAATTGAACCCATCCGCCTGCGCTGGGGAGAGGTTGGCAAATCCGTCATACCTCCCCGCCATCGCGGCGTTAAGCGCGTCCGTGTAGTCGCCCGCCAGGCCGTTGAACCCCAGCAGCCCGCCCACCGTCGAGCCAAAGCCGGGGTTGACGCCGAGGCCCGACAGCATGCCGACGTTGTTGGTCGTGTTCGCGATGTTGCCAAAGGCGTTCATCGCGCCGAGGCCCATCCCGAAAGCAGGCCCGCCCAGCAGCCCCAGCGCCGTGATCCCCGCTCGCGAGGCCATGGGGTTCATGTCCAGCGCCTTGCCGATGGTCGCCGAGTTCGGGAACCCGCCACCCCAGCGCGATCCGTTGTCCGTTGGCGCGGCGGCGGTCGCCGTGTCGTTCGCCCCGCCGCCGCCTTCGTCAAAAAACGTGAACATTTGCGGGGCCGGCGCGAACGCCGCCTGTTGCTGCGCTCGCGTGGTCGCCGCTGCAAACTGCCGCTCCTGCCGGCGCGCTCGCTCGGCATCAAGCAAGCCGTTCACCATGCTGATGTGCGCGTTCCACGTCTGGGACACTAGAAGTCCTCCGCGACAAGGAAGCCGGTCGCCGTGCGGTTGCTGTGCAGCCCTTGGAGGGACCGGAGCACTTCCATCTCCCGCCCGCGCATCCGGTCCGCCTCGGCGTAGTCGCGGATGACGTTCTCGAACAAATCCGCCTTGGCACGAAGCCGAATCAGTTCCTCGCCTTCATTGGTCCACGAGTTGCTGTCACCGTCCGCCGCTGGCAGGCCGATGTTTCCCGTGAAAAACACCGTGGCCGAGTAGGTGCGATCCGGCACCGGATGCACGTAGACCCGCTGGCGATACATCGCATAATGCGTCGGCGGGCCGGATGGCACGGTGTCGATGCGGTAATCCTGCATCTCCGCAAACGCGATCTTGCGCAGGGGTTCCTTCGAGCCGTTCACCGTCATCGTCAGGGAATCTTCGTCAACTAGCGTCGAAAGGAACGTGGCCGTGGAGGTCGTGTAAGCATCCGTCCCCGGCGCGGTGTTGAACGTGCCCTCGGTTTCCATGAACCACCACGGGCGCCGCTCGTAGTGCGCCACCGCCGACACGATAGCCGCCGCGATTTGGCTGGTAAGATCGTCGCGGGCCAGTTCGTCCGCGATGCGAGCTTTCATCGTGCCGAGGGATGGCATTTAAACAGCCTCCGCCATAGCCCGCCGCATCGCCGCCCGTTCGGCCAGCCACACACCGGCAAAAGGGCAATCCTGCATGTGCGGGAACCACGGCCCGCCGCTGGTGTAGTGGATGGCGCCAATGTCCGCCGGATCGCCGCCGCACGTGGGCGAGGCATCGGCCAACCAGTTCCACTTTTCCGGCAGGCTGCCGATGTAGCAGTCGGACAGCCACTTGAACGCATGCAGGTCACGCCCCGCCCACGTGTTCACCGCGTGCGTCGTCAGGCTGCGGTTGGCGTGGTGATCCACGTTCCACAGCACGCAGCTAGACCAGTTCTTGCGGTTGTATTGGCCTTGGCTGATGCCATCCATCTTCATCGTGCCGGCGGGGCGGTGGTCGTGCTTCACCACTTGGACGGCGTAAAGCGGATCAAACTCGGCGAACAACCGCGCCACGTCCTGCCGAAACACGAAGTCGCAGTCCACGAACAGCGCCGGCCCCTTGGCCACGACGAACGGCACAAGAAAGCGGGAGAACGAGAAGGCCACGCTAAACGGCCGCTTGTCGCGTTCGTCCCACATCTGGCCCGTTTCATCCACGCGGAACGGCCGGTCATACAAGCCCGCCTCGCGCAAGTCGGCGAGGTCAAGCGGGATGATGTTGACCGGACGCGAGGCATGGCGACGCAGGGACGCCGCGCACACCTGATAGGCTTCCCATTCGCGCGGGTCGTAGCCGATAACGACGTTCATCGCGGTTCCAGCCACAGTTCGATTTCCTGATCTGCCGGGTTGAAGAACGCCCGGACATTGAACAGCCCAGACACACGCGGAAGCCACCAGTCGGCGGGCTGCACAATCAGATGAGCGTTGCGCCCATCGGGCAGAACCTTCTTCGCCGGGCGCGTGGCGATGGTGACGAACGCGCAATGGCGCGTGCATCGCTTCATGTCTTGCAACACGTTGCCCAGCAATTCCGGTTCGATATGCTCAAGCACGTCGCAGGAAATCAACATGTCGGCCGGCGCGGCGGGGGCGGCAAGGTCGGGAATGGCGGGGTCGTAGGACTGCACCGCAGCAAGCGGGAACATCTTCGCCACCCACCTGTTGCCGCCGCTGCCGTAGTCGAGAAACGACACCGCCTTATACAGATTGGCCATGTGCCGGATGGACCGCTCGAAGCGCGGCGCCGTGGTGCCAAAGTCCGTGGTGGCGTGGAGGTGGGCGTTTGCGGCGCGGTAGGATTCTGTGATCAGCATTACGCCGCGCACTCCTCGCGCTTCCACACATACCGCAGCGCGTCTACCACGCGCCCCATCACCGGGGCCCAATCGCTTTCGTCCGCCGCCTGCCGGTAGAGGTCCACCGTCTCATACCAAGGCATGTCGCCCGTGATCCCGTAGCGCCACGCGGGCTTATTGGACACGATGCCCAGCACATGCGCGCCCACCGCCCCGCCGAGGTGCAAGGCCGTCTGCTGCACACTCACCAGCGCCACCGCAGCCGCGATAGCCTCGGCCTGGCGCGTCAGGTCGCCCGCCGCATCCGCGTCGTGTTCAATGCCCAGCGCCGCCGCCATGCCCGGCCCATCGGGGCCATACTGGATAGACACCGGCCGCAGCCCCACGGCGCGGATCGCTTCCACCACGGGGCGCCAAGCGTCCACGGGCGGGTTGCGAAGGTAGTCATGGGTCTGCATCGTGCCGCCGCGCATGGCCAGCAGAACGGCATCGGTGGACAGTAGCCCACCCGGCGCGCGCAGATACCCGCTCCGCTTCGGAGGGATGCCGCCCGCGCACAGTTCGGGCAAATCCCCCAGCGCCACGTGGGCAATCACGCCGTCGCCGGGATGGCGGTATTCCTCCGCCCGGCCGATCACGGTAGCCTGCGGGAACGACTGGCGCACCAACGGCACTAGACGCGGGTTCACCTCGATCACAACGCCCCGATGCGCCCGGTCTATCAGTTCCGGCAGGCAACCAAGGAACATCACTTCATCGCCGAGGCCCTGCTCGCCGTGGGCGATTAACCAATCCACATCCTCGCCGCGCCAGCGGTCGCCGGGGTAATGTCGCTCCACACATCCCGGCACCACGCGACGGCGCCAATGCGGCCACGCCTCATCCCACCGGCCGAGCTCCATCAGGCACAGCGCGAGGTTCAAATGCGCAGGCAACGGGGCATCCGGCGCGGCAACGGCACGTTCGCCCCAGCGAACGCCCTCCGCCGGGTTGCCTTCGTTTACGTAGCTGCCGCACATGCCGTTCAGCGCGCCGGCATGGTTGGGCGCCGCCTTCAACGCCCGTTCGTAAGCCGCCCGGCCCCACTCGATATGACCGGCAAACCGCAGCGTCGCGCCGAAGTTGGCCCACACGTCGGGATGCTCTTGCGCCACCAGCGTTGCGTGCGAAAACGCAGCGATGGCCGAGCCGATGTTGCCCAGATGATGATGCGCGATGCCTAGCCCATTCGCGGCTTCGGCAATCTTGGGCTGCTTGGACAGCACCGCATCGAAAATCTTTGCGGCCTCTTGCCACTTGTGCGCCTGCAACAGCGCCTCGCCCTCGCGGAGAAATTCGATCACGGGCCGCATGCAATCTCCACAAATGGAAAGGGGGGCCGAAGCCCCCCTCCCGTTGATCGGCTGGTTACGGGCCAGCCTCGCCCGGCATTAGGTATCCGACCATCAGCCCAAAGGAAGAGGTCGCAGTCGGCGACGTTGCCGTTGCCACCGTCAGGGCCAGAGTGATGTGGCGCGGGGTTGCATCGTCCGACAGGCTGACAAGAAACGGCATCTGCTGCGTTGCAGAGGTGCCGGCCGTCTGCCCGACCGCGATGAACTGATGCGTCGCCGAAATCGTCACCGGCCCAAACAGCGATGCGCTAGTCGTGGTGCCAAGGTTGAACACCGTCCCACCGCCCGCCGAAGCGCGGCCGAAGAACTTGAGGTCAACGATGGTGGCGCCGTGCGGGATTTTCGCCATCAGGAACACGTCACCGGCCGAAACGGTGGAACCGTTGGCGACGTAGTTGGACACCATGTAGGTGATGGCGTTGTAGTTGCTGCGGGGCTGGACGAAATCATGCCCAGCATCAGCGGTTTTCGTGGCCATGTGCTTGCCCTCCTTACGGCTGCGGCGAGTGAGTGGCCATGGTGATCACCCCGAAATCCTGGGAATTGAACACCGCCTTTTTGCACCCGTAGATGCGGCCAGCCGAGACGCCCAGCTTGTTCCCGTAGTCGAACATCTCTTCCGACCACGACATGCTGGAATCCGAGCCATCGCCGCCGCTGGCCCAAAGCGCCGCCTGCGCACCCGCGAACACGGCGCGATACGCCGAGGTTGAGGAGCCAAGCGAGAAGCTGGGCATATACGGGCACTCGTGCAGCACGACGCCGTTATACATGCCGAGCATGCCAGTAAAGATCGGCGAGTCCGCCGAACGGGCGCCGGCCATCGCCGACTTCTGGATATCTGCCCACTGCACCGTGCTGGTGCTGGTCCGCATCTGGTAGACCTGGAACGGATGCAGGAACGCGACGTAATACTCGTCGCCGTTGATCCGAATGGGCTTGATCATCGGCGTGAGGGTCTTGGCGCGCGCCACGGCACGATCCAGCAGCGTGAGCGAGAACTGATGCGCCGCCGCCGTGGAAAGCGAAGCCTCGGCGGTTTCGCCCGCAACCAGCAGGTTGTTGCTGGACGGCGCCGTGGCCGAGTTGTTGCCGGTGAAAGCGGTGTTAGTCTGCGTGGTGTTGCCGCAAAGCTGGTTGGCAATCGCCACTTCATCACGCTGCGCCCACCAGTCGGCGAGAGCCTGCATGGACTCTTCACGCACGCTGAACGGAACGCGCTGTTCCGACATCTTGCCGCCGCTCACCACCGCGTGACGAATCTGATTGATCAGAACATCATCGTTGTAGAGCGTCAGGGCCTCTTCGTTGCCTTCCAGCGAGGCATCGCCCTGAATGCCGGAGCCGGAAAGCTGCATCCGCAGGCCAACGCGCACGCGGTCACCTGGACCCTTGCGCAGTTCGTCGACCTTCTGAATGACGGACGTGGGACCGCTGCCGATGAACTTGGAAAACCACATCTGCTTGAGGGATTCGACATGCAGACGCTTACGCCAAGCCTTCACGGCGAGCGGATGGTTTACCCCAAAGGAGGTATCAGCCATCGTTGCACCTATGTGTGAGAGATTGTTCCAGTGCTGGGCTGCGTGCCTAGCGAACGAAACGCCCTCTCACGCGGGGCGATGGCGAAACGGCCTGAGTCCGTGGCCGAACGGCGCCCATGCGCAGGGCTGGCGAAACGTCCAATGTTTACGTCGCTAGACGCACGACGGCTTGCCGGTGACTTTAACCGCGATAGTTAGCGGTTGTCAACCGCCGGATCGCATCAGTTTATCAACAAGCGCCGGATTCTTGCGGTAGAGCGCGTCGAACTGATCGCTGGGCATGTTGGCCAGTTCGGCGAAGGTCATGCCGTCGCCGGCCGCGCGCGTGTTGCCGCCGGCCGTGCTGCGCGCCGCCTGCTGGCCCCGCTGCATCGCGTCGATACGGGCCTCTGCCGGCGGGGATTTGGCAGAGAAGCCGCGCGATTTGGCCAGCTTGTAAATGGCCTCTGCCGGGCTGCGGCCATCGCGAAAGGCACGTTCCGCAATCTTGCGCTCCTGCTCCTGCAATTCCGCGCGGGCCTCCTGCGCGGGATAGCCGATTTCCATGTAGTCTTGCAGAAGCAACTGCGTGACGTGGTTGTAAGCCTCGCCGAAATCCGGCGCGCGCTGGGCGAACTGCGCCGCGTCGGCCTGGTAGCTGGCCAAAAACTGCTGCTGCTGGTGCTGCGCCTGCGACTGCTGCGCCGACTGGTCGCGGAACTGCTTCACCTCGGCAAGCTCGCGCTGCGTGGCGTCAAGCTGCGCCTTGAAGAAGCCCACGGGGTCGGTGTTGATATCCGGCACCGGCTCGCGCGGCTGCTGCGGCGGCTGGAACTGGTGAAGCAACTGCTGCAACCGTTCGTTGCCGCGCTCCATCTGCTCTTGCAGCCGCGCCCGCTCGGCCCGCTCGCGCTTCAGCGCCTCGCGTTCCTCCATCAGCACGGCAAGCGGCACGGTCTGTTTCGGCTGGGGTGCCGCTTCGGCAGTTTCCGCAGGCGGCGGCGCTTCCGGTTCCGGGGCGAACGCCTCCGTATCGGTGGAGGTGTCCTCATAGGCGGCGGGGTCAGTCTGTGTCTCGCTCAAGCAATACCTCTCGTGAGTTGCATGCGGGTTGCGACAATCAGCCTATCCACCACCGCGCGTTCGTCGGGCGGGAGGCTGTCGTAATTTGGGCAGGGGACGGGTTCCGGCTCGGCCGCCACGGCCGGCGCTTCCTCGGGCACCTCTTCGTATCGGCCGCTCACCATCGGCCCGCGAAACTTGCGCTTGAACTTGCCCGCTTGCGCGGCTGGGTCGTCGGCGTCACCGGAAACCGCCTGCCCAGAAATCGGCCGGGCGGAAATGGGGCCTGCCATCAGTCAGGCTCGGCCGGCGCCGGGTTCGCTGCCAGCCATTCCTCGTATTTGCCGAACGCCTTGGCAGCCTGGAGCCACATTTCCGGCGTCATGCGCGAGGTCGGAGCATACGTCTCGTTGACGTATCGCGCTTCATCGTCAGTCATGTTCTGCATCAAGACACCCTCACCATCAGAGCGGAGTTATATCGGTAAATGCCATTCACCGGAACGCATTCACTTTGCGTCGTTGGCGTCAGGCTGCGCGGGCGGCTGCTGCGCCGCCTGCATCGCAGCCTCAAACGCCTGGATCGCCTGCCGCTCCATCGCCAATGGCGGGCGCTGGCCCAGCATCATGGCATAAAGCGTCTGCCACACATCGGCGGGGAGAGAAGGGGAAAGGGTCATGCCACTTGATTCCATTGCGTTCCGTTGTAGGCCACGGTTGCGCGGCCATAGTTGTCGTTAATCACTAGCGTTGCCGCGCCGTCGATGTTGCCGGCGGCAGGCGTGATGGTGATGTGGTTAACGTGGGCATCGCCCTTGCCGTCCTTGATCGTGTAGCGGCGCCCAGTCACGCCTGCCGGGAGGTTGACCGTCGTTGCCGCGCCAACCGTCTTGTTTACTACCACCACATCATCCGTCGCGCTCACGGTCACGGCGCCGGCTGCGGTCACGACACGCAGCGCCAGGATTTGGCCGGTGCTTGTAACGGTGCCGCTGCCATTTACCCGGAAGCCCGGCGAGGCAAACGCCGCCGTGCTGAAGGTGCAAGCCACCGTTTCAAAATCGATGCCGTAGTCCACCGTCTTTGCGGGCGTCCCGCCCGGGTTGGTAATCGCAATCAACTTGCCGGTCGTGGCGATGGGCCAACCTGCGGCTTCCTGCCCGCCAAACGCGATCCCGACAAGCAATTGCTGCCCAACGCCATCGGACGAAAACGCCAGCCCGTTGTAAGAAGTTGTCGGGGCCACGCCATTTCTCAGCGGCGAAATTTTCAGCACGTTTACGAAGGTTGCCGAAGCCCCCGAAAGAATGCCCGCGCCAATTTCCATCGCCTCCACAAGCCCAGCAGACCCGCCGCTAGTTAGCCTCGCGTCGCCCGTATAAGCGCACAGATACCCGTTGTTGAGGTTTACGCCAGCCTGCGCCGTCGAGTTCGTGCCTGTGTAGAACATGGCCGATGTGGTAGCGGCGCTGTTTACTTGGATCAGCGCACGCAACGATGCCCGTCCGCCCGTGTAAGAACCGCTTATCAAATGGCCAAAATAATGGGCGTAGAAGTCCGTTCCGCCGTTGTCGAGCGTGTCATTGATGTTGAATGTGTTTCCTGAGAACGCCCCGCCACCTGTGCCGCCGAGATTGTTGTCAGACTGAATAAACCGGGTCACGCTTCCGGATGCGGTTTGCGTGAAACTCTGAAGTATCCCGCGCTCAGCCCTGATGCGCGCCCCAGCGCCCTTCCCCGACAAGATCAAATCAACGATGGCGTCACTTCCGGCTGTGGAAAGCGTGGGGTTGCTGCCCCCAGCTGCCCCGGTCACGGTCAGGAAATTGGCGTAGTTGTTGCCGATGTTGATTGGCGCGTTCACCCCAACCATCGTCACCTTGAACGTGGCCGCGCGATACACGCCCGTGGTGGCGCTGGTCGAAACAGTTGGAGGCAGGAACTCGCCGTATCCGCTGCCGCCGCCCGTCACGTTCACGGAAAGAATGGTGTAGGCAGGAATGAACGTGAACGCGATGCCGCTGCCGGCGCTGGTCGTGACTACGCCAACACCCGCCGCCGTGATCGTCGTGCTGCTCACGGCCTGGCCGATGCTTACCGTATACGTGCCGGTCCCACCCGTGCCCGTGCCTAGGGCCGTGATGTAGGTGTTGGCCGCGATACCTGTGCCCGTCACCACCATGCCAACGGCAAGCGTGCCGCTGGTCACTGCCGTTACCGTCAGCGTAAAGCCGGCAATTTCGCCGGTCACAACCGCCGCCGTGGAAGGCAGCGCCGTGTAGCGCCCCGGATTGGTGATCAGGAAGCCCAGCACCCCGCCCGACCCGTTGATGCGCGTAACGATGCCCGCCGCCGGCCCGCCGGCCTCAATCGTGCCGCTCGCCGCCACTTGCGACGTGTCTACGATGTAAGTGCCGGACCCGCCCGCCCCGGTGTCGAAAGCAATGATGCGCGTGCCCAGCACCACGTTTGCCCCGACAATCACCGAACGGTTGGTAATCGTGCCCGCCGAAACCGCCGTCACCGTCAGGACGTTGCCGCTGATGGACCCGGTAAACGTGGCCTTGGCCGTTGCCGTGCCGCCCAGCACCTCGAACGTGTCGCCCACGATATGCGTGGCGCCGTTGTTGCCGATCGAGAAGCTGCCCATGATGCCCCAGGCATTTACCGCAGCCGTGGCACCGCCGGCCATGCTGAGCGTGATGGCGCCGCCGTAAAGCCCGCCGTCCAGCACCTCGATAGCCGAAACAGTCGCCGTCTTGGCAACCACCGACCCAGACGTTTGTAGCGTGCCACCCGCCGCCACCGTGGCGCCGAGATTGCCCAGCCCATCCACCTTGAAACCGATGGACTTGAACGCGCTTTCGCGGATGCGAGCCAAGTTCGAAAAGTCGATGCCGGCGCCGATAGCCGCCTCTGGCCCGTTGATGATCCCGCCTTCCGTGATGCCTTCCATCACGTGAGATGTTTCAGTAAGCGGCCACCACCCCTCGACGCCGCCCATCGCATAGGCAATTCCGACGCCCGGCGCTTTGCCGCTGGCCTGTAGGCCGACAGAATAAGCGTAATCCTGCTGCAACCCCCGGCGCGCATCCTGGTCCAAGTAAACGACTTTGACGCCACCTTTCCAAAGCACTTGCGCCTCAGCTTCGACGGCAACATCAAATTCGTCGGCGAATATCTGCGTCAGATGCGGCCCGGAACCGTTTTGAACCCACGCAATTTCGTTTCGAGCAAAAACACTCCCTCGCGCCGCGCCCGCAGTGCCGCCGAAACTGGCCTCAGTCCGGATTTCACTAGCGCCCGAAACGTGGAAGGCGCCTGCCCCTGCCGTGACGGCGCCCGTGACGTTCTGAAATGTTGCGTGCGTCGTTCTGCCGCCGCTCGCATTTGTCGAAACGGTATGCCCCATGTAATTCAGGGTCATTCCGTCCGTTGTATTGGCAAAAGTTACTGCGTCGGAGTCACCCGTAAACATCCAATACCCGGTTTTTGGGGCGGTAAGATTTGTCGAAAACAGATTTGCGGAAACTCGCAGATTCGCACCCGAATCCGTTACTGCTTCCACGGACTGCATGCGCAACCCTGTCGGCGCTGTCAGGGCAAAGGGGCTGGTGCCGATGTAAACCCGCTCAAACCACGGATTGTCATAGGCATTGGCCGGGTAGTTGATCCAAACTTCCTGCGCCTCGCCCGAAAACGACACGTTCACGCCCGCGCCGCTTGAGCCATCGTAGGCCGTGGTGCGGGCAAGCGTCTGCGTGGCAGTCGTCCACGTCGCCATGAACGTCTGCCACTGGCCCGCCGCGTTGCGCACACACACCAGCGTCGTGTCGCCGTTGGCCAGCACATCGGTAAACCGCTGGTATCCACCGGGAACAACGCCGGTTACTCGGATCGCACCCGTCCCGTTCGTGTCCGTGTATTCACGGACGCGATCCCTCAGCACAAACGGCATATCGTGAGTTCCTACAAAAGCGCCGCTAGGGCGTCCTCGTCGTCTTGCTCGGCCGCGCGCTCAACCGCATGGATGATCGCCGCCTTTAGGTCGTTCACCAGCCGTTCCCGCCGCGCGAGGCTGGCGCGGGCCTTCAAGGCCGCATAACGGGCCAAGGCATCGTCTACGGCCCGCTGCACGGCTAGCTCTTCGGAGTAGTTCTCGGCGAGGCTCACCGCCGGGGCGAGTTCAACAGGCACGTCCTCCCATGTCCGCGTGCGGCGGCGGCGGATCAGCGTCCCGTGCAAGCTGGAAAAGCTGGCCGTGGCCGTCACCGATGGCTCAGGCGGCGGCGGCGGCGGGCGAGCCAGGAAATGCCAAAGCGGCGCTTCCTCCAACAAAGCGTAAGGGTCCACCGCGAACATTTCGTGTTCGTCCGCGTTCCACTGGCGGGAGGCGAGGGCAGCGATATTCATAGCGCCGTCCATCTGGCAGGCGCCATCAGCGCGACGCCCAAACCGCACAGGGTCAGTGTTTGTGCCAGCCGCACCCGTGCCCGTGCCGCCGTATTCGGAAGTCGGCGTCGCCGCGTCTAAAACGCCATCTAGGTAAAACGCCGGAGCGCTCTGTATTGCTTCGCTACCAGACACACTAAATGTTGACAAAGCATTAGCTGTTATAAGCACGCTGCCACTTTGCCAAACACGGAACGGAAGGACGCCCGTGTTTGACCGCGACATCATAATTTTGCCAGAGGTCGGGTTTGTAAACTCAAAACTAAATGGGTTATTTGTCCCACCTGCTCCCCCGGCAGGTATTTTGCCAAAAAAATACCCGAACGACGCAATCGACCGGACAACGCCGCGCCACGCAACTGTGATATCGCCCGTTACGTTCCACGCAACATTATGCGGCACCTCCGCGAACGCTGCGCCGGTCGTATCCAGCGCCGGCCCGTCCGGTGTCAAACCCACGGTCGGGCTGCTGGTCCCGCTTAGCAGCGAGCCCGTCACCACGTCGCGGCCAAGCCCAAACTGCCCTCCCGTCACGAACAGTCCGACAAGCCCGCTTGCCAACGGATGCGACCGCCGCAGCCGGAGCGCAACGCTGGCGGGTGGGCGAACGCGCGGGCGGCTGTAGCGGATCAGCACCGTGCTATCCGTTCAAGTTCCGGTTGACCGTCCGATATTTCACGTCCGCCGCCGCAGTCGCATCCAGCGCCGCGCCCATGCTGTTGACGATGGCAAATTTGAAATCAGCCGCCGGCAGAGGCACGCGAGGGAACGTCCCATACACCTTGTTGCCGCTGGTGACGCCGCTCAACACGCCCGCCGAAGCCACCCAATACGTATCGGCCGGGGGCGTGGTGCCCGTGCTTACGTTGTCGCCGTAAATGGTGCCGCCTTGGTCAAGCGGCAGAATGTAGAGGTGGAAGCGGCTGGCAGAGGTCGTGGTGCCGCCAACCTCGAAAGTGAACGACACCTCACACTCCAGATCGAGGTTCGTGTCTTGGTCAATTGCGGTCGCCGCCACCACAACGGAGCCATTGGCGCGCGAGTTGAAATCAGAAGCCGTAAACTCAGCGCTTTGCCATGTGGAGGTAGAAGCGCCGTAAATGAGTTTCGCAATATCCGCCATCTCACATCCCCCGCGCTGCGATCACGTCCGCCGCCCATACGTAGGGTTCCGGCCAGCCCAACACTTCGCGCGGCGTGATCGGCGCGCCCGGCTCCACCGCCCCGATAGCGTCGGCGCGCGCCTCCGTCAGAATCCCCGCCTGCGCCATGTAGGCCAGCCCGCCCTGCACCGTCGCGCCTGCCAGGTTCAAGGGATCGCGCCGCACGGATATGCGAAACATCAACTGCGCCACCACGGGATCAGAGCTGGCCCGCGCCGCGATGAACTCGGCCGGCGTGAACCGCGCGACGAACTCATCCGGCGTCACCAGCGATTTGCCCGCCGTCGCCACCGTCGCCGCGTTCAACGCCATTTCGGCCTCCGCTGGCGTCATCGTGTCGTATGGCGCCTCGGCCAACAGGTCGCGCAACCGTTCGTAGTGCCCAGCCATCAGTTCATCACCGCCTGCTTGATCCGCGCACCCGTCACGCGCCCGTCAGCCCCGCGCACCAACTCCTTTTCCGCCGACACCAGCGAGCGCACCTCCCCGATCAGCGCGAAAAGGTGCTGTTGCGCCTCGGCGTTCTGCCGCGACATGTCGGACAGGAATTGCGCCATCTGGCTTTGCACTTGCTGAATCGGCTCAATGATCTCGCGCACCGGCTCGGCCAGAACGTCGCGGTCCTGCTTCATGCTTTCCACGCGCTTGGCGTTGTCGATGGTCGCCTTGCGCTCGGTAATGGCGATGTCCGTTTCCGCCGCCTGCTGCTTGATCCGCGCGTCGTGCTCGGCCTTCATGCGCTCAATCGCCATCGTGTTCTCGGCCCGGATTCGCTCAATCTGAAGCATCGCCTCGGCCTTGCGAACTTCGTTGGCGAACTCAATTTCCGCCTTCTCGCGGGTCATCTGCATGTCCGCTTGCTTCATCTGTAGGTCCATCTGCGTCTTGGCCTGCTGCGCCTGCATATCCGCCTGAATCTTCATCATCTGCGGATCAGGCGGCGGCTGCTGCTGGGCGATCTTCTCCACCTCGGCCGCCATTTCCTGCACCACGGATTCCGGCAGAGGCGAGAACCGAAGCAGCTTCAGCAGAACCGGCGGCGGAACCTGTTTCACCAGCACCGGAAGCATAGGCTGCAAGGCCATCCACACCTCGCTTTTCTGGTTCGGCGACGTGGGCGCCTGGTCCACCACCACGTCAAATTCCGCCGTCTCACGCATGCCCAGCCATTGCACCGTTTCGGGCTTTCCGTCCGGGGCCGTAATCCGCATCACTTTGCCCGGCGGGATAAATTTGGCGATGAACACCATGAGCAAGCGGCCTTGCTCTTTGTGGTATTGCCGCAGGCTGTCGAACAGAGGCGCCAGCACCGCCTGAGATGCCTGCTTGCGCTGCGCCTCCAAGATGCCCGCCTGCTCGCGGTCCACGGTGCCCAGCAATTCGCGGTTTATGCCCGTCACATCGGGCATGGAGCCGATGGCGAACTGCAACAGCCGGTCAAACGACTGCGGGAACGGCGGGGCAGTTTTCGGCTGGATGCGCCCGCCAGACAGCGCGCCCATCTCCACCTCTACAACGCTGCCCGCCTTCGCGTATCGCTCCTCAAACCGGCGCACGTTCTCCACCGCGCCCTTCTCAATCAACAGGCCGGATTTGGCGTTGGTGTTGATGATGTGCAGCGACTGAGACAGCCACTTGTTGGCCCACATCTGCGGGTCTTTCACCGCCCGCACCAGCCCGTAAAACACCCGCTTGTTGCGGTCCCACCGGCCCGTGATGGCCTTGTAGGTCGGCCCGTAGCGGTCGGGGCATTCCGTCACTTCGGACACCTCGCCGCCGCACTCGAACACTTGGAACCATCGCTTTTCGGCCCGCTGCACGTGCTTCACGGCCTTGCGCGCGTCGCCCAACTTCTCGCCCAACGCCTCCCACTGCTTGGGCGTGATCGTCTCCATCTGGCCCGTCGCAGCGTTCAGCACATGCACCACCGGCCGCCGCTCGCACCATTGGAAATGCGTCACGGTCACATCGTCGGTGTTGCGGTTCGGGTCGTTGTCATCGTCGGCGTATTGGTCCCGCACGGGGTTCACCACCCGATGCCCCGGCGCGTCGGGAACGTCGCCCGTCGCCACCGTCGCCACGTCCGCAAACTCCGGCCAGCGCGACGCCACATATTCCGGGCTGAACTTCTGCCGCGACCACACATGGCTTGCATCGGCGAGGTTGCGCTTGCGGGCGTAGCGGTCCCATCCCATCTCAAACGGATCGCGCCGCTCGATCATGATTTGGCCGTCCTGCTCCTCCTCGTAGCACATGCGGGTTTCGATCCAACCCAGCCCGGCAATCGCCACGTCGCGGAATGCCTCGCTGTCGGCGTCCTCCGCGTCGGCCTGATCCATCACCCAGCGCGCAACGCCGTTGAGCAATTCCGACTTGCCGCCGTCATCGCCGGAACGCGGGAGGAACTTCACCTCGTTGCGGTTGTTCACCTGGGCACCGCAAACCGCGTCGATCATAGCCGCGACACGGTTGAACGTGATGGGCTGCCGGCGTTCTTCCAGCAGCTTCGCCACGTCCTCATCTGCCCACTGGCGCCCCGCGACGATATCGTAAGCCTCGCGCGCCTCGTCCCGCCAATCGCCCGCCGCCTCGTAGTCGAGCCGAACCTCTTTCGCCACGTAGGCAGCGAGGTCGCCGGGGTCCATTTCGGACGGGAATTGCTCGGCGAAGGTGTCGGGGCCGCGCGCGTCGTTCATCGTGTCATCGCCCAATCAGTCGCCGCCACCACCGCCGCCACGTCCGCATTCGGATACAGCGCCCGGACAACGGAAAAGGCGGCAAACCATTGGTCTGCCGCCTCCTTTACCGCCGCCACATCAGTATCCCTTGCCGCCCTTCTTGGTGCCCTTGCCACCCTTGCCACCCTTCATGCTGCCCATCCTGTCGCCCTTTCCTCGCCGCGATACCGCCGATACCGTTCGTGCGCGTGCTTCTCGGCCTTGGCGCGCGCAAAGCGGATATCCATGATGGCGTAACGTGTCGCGCTCATCAGGTCGTCCCGCTCCTTGACCACCTTGCCATCCTTGCGGTGGTACAACTCGAACTCTTCAAACCAATCGTTGAGGTGCTTGAACACCTTCAACCGGCCCGTGGTCATGCGGTCAAGCATGTCCATCAGCCCCGCCTCAACCGTGTTCCGCCGCGTATCGTCGTAGCTGGACGGCTGCGGCAGCATCATCAGGCCATGAGTGCGGTATTGCTCGGCGAGCGGGTCCGGGGCGCCTGCGGTGCTGTTCAAGCCATCGTGCGGCCAGGACCAAACCGGCGCCTGCCAGGCTTTGAGAGCTACGGCGTGGCTATGCACGGCTGCCTGTGCCACGCGATACGCCTGCGTCACGTAAACCGTGTCCGTGTCCCGGTCGTGCGCCACTTGCACCGCCGCCGTGGGATGGTCCCAGCCGAAATCGAGCGCGGCAATGCGCGGCCAGTAATCGGGGATCGCGAACGGTTCCACTTCCAGCGCCGCACGCGGCACCGGGAAGATCCGCCCACTGCCAAGGATCGGCACGCCACGGGTCCGCGCCTCGCGTTCATGCTCCGGATACGACGCGATGATCCGCGCCTTTTCCTCGGCGCCGATATGCTCCACATCGTCAATCGTCATCACGATATCAGCGCGGTCGGGATGCGCCTCTTTGATGAACCGCATCACCACGTCAGACACGCCCAGCAACGGCGTGAACGTCACGTAGACCATGCCCTTCGTGGCGTTCGTGCGTGACAGCGCCTCGGTGTAAATGTCGGACGGCGGCTCTTCGTCCATCCACACGCAATCGACCGTCTCAACCTGCCAGCGTTCGCGGCCCTGCTCGTAGGACTTGAATTTCAGCGTCGAGTTGCCGCCGGTCACGTGCCGGATCGTCACCGTGTCGATGGCATCCGCCAGACCACGGGCCGGCGATACGTCCACAATGGCGCGGCGCGGGATGAACCCCGATCCTTGCGCGCTTGGGTCGCTTGGCTCGCCCATCAGCAGCCGTTGCACACCGCCGCGCGTGGCCTCACCCGATTTGGACCCCGCCCAGCATTTGATGGGCCGTTCCCACCGCCGCCCCTGCCAGTCAACCGGATAATCGCCGGTCAGGTGGTAAGCCATCTCAGCAGCCCCGGCGAGCGTCTTGCCAAGCTGGTTGCCGGCGCGAAAGAGGCGTTCGCGCTTGCCCTTGCCCGCGTCGTGGAAGGCGCGTTGCTTGGCATAGGGCTTGTAGTCTGCCAGCCGGTTCGTGCGCCGGGCCTCGATCAACCGGTCCAAGTCGCGCTCTATATCGAGAAGCGCGGTAACGTCACTCAAGCCCAGCCTCGCGGCGCTTGCGGGCTATGTCGGCCATGATTTCCTCTGCGGTGCGCGTATCGGGCACGTTCTCAATCGTCTGCTTCGCAGCGCCGTAAAGCCGGTCCTCAAGTTGCTTCGCCGCCGACAGCGCTAGCTTTGGATCGCCGCTCGCGAACGCATCGTCATAGGCCGCGATGGCCCGCGCCGTCCGCTCTCGCAGCTTTTCCCGGTATTCCGTTGCTTCCATTTTTCCTGCGCTCACATGCTCCGGCGGCGGCTGGTTGTCCGCGCTGAACGGCGCCGCCATCGCCGCGCCACTACCCGCCCCGCGCGCTGGCCAGCCCGAAGCCTCGCCGCCATGCCCCAGCCCACGCGGTGGCCTGTAGTTCGGCGATCCAGGCTTGGCCCAGCAACGATGACCCATTGCGCGCTCCAAACGCAAAAAGCCCCCGGCACACTAGGCGCACGGGGGCTTGCGGCAATTGCTACCTAACGCGGGTTAGGTTGTCAAGCGCCATTCACGAACCAGCACATCCAACCCCCGCCGCACAAGATCGCCCCGCCCTTGGCTCCCCAGCCGAAACCCCCGGCACACGCCTGCCACCGACGGCCAGCACTCGCGCCCGATCAGCGCCTCGGCCGCGCGCCAAAGCGCGTGAGCCTCGCCGCGCCTCGCCCATGCCTCTTCCTCGCTCACAGGCTTGCCATCATCGTCATATTCGCTCGCGTCAGACACATAGCCCCAGCGCATCGAAACGCGCGCCTCTGGCCACGATCCGGTAAGGGCATGGCGCAGGCGGTGGCCGGCGTGTAGCTGCGCCGCTGTGAGCTGGCCGCGCTCGTATAGCTCTTCGAGCGGTTCGCAGACCTGGCGCGCAACCACGTTGCCACGAAACTCGGCATCGCGCACGAGGCGGGACAGCGCGGCCGGGCCGTTGGCGCCGAGGTCAGGCGGGATGTGTGTCATTCCAAGCCCTCCACAGAGAGTCGGGGCAGGCGCCCCAATAAATGCAGCCGTCGCCATCGCGCGGCGTCCACGAGTGACCGGCCCAATGCAATTGCCCATCCCGCCACGTTGGCCAAATCCACAGGCCGCGCGCGCATGTGGTGATCTGAGCGCCGTTGGGGAGGTCAGGGAACATGGCTGCCCCTGTCGCGCCAAGCCTGCTGAATCGCGGTTACCGTCGCCGCGCAAGCCTCATGCACCGCCTTGGCGTGCATTTCCGCCACCGCCGACGCTGCCGAGTGCAAATCTACAAGGTGGGAACGTGATTTGTCCATCACAACGCACGCATCTGGGCGGGAGCAGGGGCGGCCCATGCAGCACATCGCGCGGATTACATCGTCGTGGGTCATGGGCGGGCCTCCGGAAAAATCGCGCGTGACTGCATTTTGCCGTTGACTTCGGCGCGGCGTGACGGCAAGATGCCGTTATCAGAGAGGGAGACACGACGATGACCTACACGCTCACCGCAACTATCCGCGCTTCCAACATTCGCCCCGGCGATCTGATCCAAAGTTTCAACAACGGCCGCCGCTGGCCCACTGCCAAGCGCGTGACCGCCGTTGCCAAGGACGACAGCACCGGGATGCTGGTATTCACGCTGTTTGACGGCACTGAATGCCGCATCTTTCCCATGAGCAAAATCGCGTTCGATCCCACCGTTTGCAGCTACGCGCCGAAGAACTAACCCAAGTGGGGGCTCCGGCCCCCACCCCCACCCCAACGAGGAGAGACGAGGATGAGCCGATGACCCTCGTCCAAACCCTATCCGAACTCGGCTGGAGCCTGCGCCACCTCGCGCGGGTTCTCGGCCGCCCGCCTGGAACGGTAATGAATTGGACGCGCGACCGCTACACCGTGCCCCCCGACGTGTCCGCGTGGCTCGCGCGGCGGCTGGAGGCGCACAGGCAGGCGATGCGGGATGACCCGCCGCCGCCCGCGTAGGACACCGCCACAGCCCGTCGCGCGCCTCGCCGCTACCCACCTAGCGCCCCCAGCTTGGCGGGTATTTCCTCGCTTTCAGTCGTCAGTGTTTCGCACTCGGCATGCAACGCCAACACCTCACGCCACCCCATCGCCACCCCCGCTATTCCCGTTTGGACACAACGCGCGCGCGCGGGGGTTTGGGGTGGGCGGGACACGGGACACCGCCTCAAATGTCCCGTCCCCCGTTCCATCGGGACACAGGGGGGACATCCCCCTAAAGGGGGATGTCTCCCCCCCCCCATGTCCCGAT